CATCAGATGTTTCAGCGCAATCCCCACACTCTCGGAAGATGGAGAACACATCGGAGGATTGGTAGGTACTTTGAAATCACTCGGTGCTGCAATTCGTATGATTCGTCCAACACGAGTTATAATGGTCTTTGATGGAAAAGGTGGGTCTCATCGTAGACGTAAGATTTACAATAACTACAAAGAAAGACGTGCAATCAAATCACGACTAAATCGTGCCGTAGGGTTTGAAGATATAACTGATGAACAAGCTTCAATGAAATTCCAAATGGTTCGTCTTTATGAATACCTACAAAATCTCCCAGTTACAACAATAGTCATTGATAATATTGAAGCCGACGATACCATCGCTTATTTGGCATCCTACTTCAAGGAAAAAGTTTACATCCTATCCAATGACCGAGATTTTCTCCAATTGGTTTCAGAGAGGGTAAACGTTTATGTGCCCACAAAGAAAAAAATGTATAAGCCAGATAACTTACTTGAGGATTACGGGGTATCATGTGAAAACTTCACCATCTACAAAGCTCTACTTGGTGATAACTCCGACTCCATTCCAGGAATTCGTGGTATGGGAGACAAGACAATTCAAAAACACTTTCCACAATTAGCAGAACCAAGAAGAATTCCTTTGGAAGAGTTCATAGAAAGTTGTAAATTGTATGATGGTAAAGCCAAAGTCATGACAGAACTAAAACAAAACATTCCTAACCTAGAAAGAAATTATCAGTTGATGCAATTGTTAGACGTTGATATTCCATCTTCAACAAAGTCAAACATACGTGGTATGGTTGACGGAGAGATTGGTGGTCTAAATAAGATTCAACTTGAAACAATGTGTCTTCAAGATAAACTTCGTGGTGTAATGAATGGTTGGGATGATTGGTTATCTACAAACTTCAAATCGTTGGATTCGTATAGAACTAAAACTATGGAATAGTTATTTTGTTCTTCGCCCATATTTATATCATATAAACGAAAGTATTTTTTTGGAGTCGGTGATGATAAAAATGAAAGACCTAATACAAGAAGGTAGAACCATTCAAGAAACATTCAAGAAGATAGTATCAGAAAGTAATTATCAGAATAATGGTCAACCAATAAATAGTAAAGAATGGATTGTATTCGAACCCAATATTGGTGATTACTTTATCTCGGATATGGGTGGTAAACATTATGTTGAAATCTTTATTGTAATATCGTATGAAAAATCAACTAGATTTTCAAAACCAGATTATCTATGTAAAACATATAGATATGTAGGAAAACCAGACGGGACTACCTTGAAATACAATGAAGATAGAACACTATGGTTATCAGACCTGTGTTCATTTGGACTTACACATTTAGATAAAAAATTAACAAAGCCAGCTGGCACTCTTGAACCTGCCATACTTTCGATTGTGAAAATAAAGGGAAATGTAAAACTATCAGATATGTCAAGATGAAAACAAAAGGGGAACTTCGGTTCCCTTTTTCATTTGGAAATCTCCCGAAAATTTCGTATATTGTATAATAATTGATGGCCGTGGAATTCATTTGATTCGTAGTTTGTTTCTCGACTCCTACACAATCGCTCCGAATCCACGGCTTTTCTTTTTCAATTTGATATTTATTAGTAGAGAAACAACTACATATCAAATGAATAGGAGAACGTTATGGTCATTTATAAGACCACCAATTTGGTGAATGGCAAACAATATATTGGTAGAGATGGTCGCAACAACCCAAATTATCTTGGTTCGGGTATTTGTATAAAAAATGCAATCAATAAGTATGGGAAAGAAAACTTCAAGAAAGAAATACTTGAAGAGTGTTCTTCTTTTGAACAACTTATGGAGAGGGAAGAGTATTGGTTGAATTATTATGATGCAGGTAATAATCCCAATTTCTACAATATGCACAATAGAAGTGTAGGGTTTTCAGCAAGGGGTGTAAACCACTATAATTTTGGAAAGAAGCTTAGTCCAGAACACAAAGAAAAATTGACTCAATCCCGTAAAGGAAAGAAACACTCCGAAGAAAGCATACAAAAGATGAAGGTTGCTCAACTTGGTGAAAAACATCACTTCTATGGGAAGAAACACAATCCGGAAACTCGTAAAAAAATAGCAGAGTCCCTTCGTGGTGTGAAACATTCAGAAGAACGCGCGTCAAAAAGAATTGGTGTGAAACGTCAAATTCAATTCTCTGATGAGGGAAGACAAAAATTGCGTGAATTACATACGGGAGAAAAAAATTCAAGATTCAAAGGATATGTTATTTGTGTTTCGGGACAGTATGTTGGCCAACGTAAATCAATTCGTGAATGGACAGAGACGTTAGACACTTTCCCATCATGTATATCGGCACATCTTTCAGGTCGGGAATACAAAAAAGGTATTCGTGGAAATTTTTTCAAATGGGAACACGAACTTTGATTTGGTAAATTCAATTCACTTTCGTATATTGTAGTCATAACTAAACCAACATATACGAACGATAACAAATGCAAGATACACTTTCGGAATACGGACATACGTTTCAAACAAAAGTTATTTCCTGTCTTATCAGTGATAAGGCGTTCTTGGGACAAGTCAGTGATTTATTAGAACCTGGATACTTTGAATCCCAATCCAATAACTGGATAGTAGAACGTATTTTAGATTACCATCGTAAGTTCAAATCTCAACCAACCCAAGAAGTTTTCAAATCTCTTCTCGTTCCGATTGAAGATAAACTACTCCGTACTGGAATTGTAGACAATCTCAAAGAGGCGTATAAACTTCAAAATTCACCTGACTTGGAATATGTCAAGAGTGAAGTGATAGAGTTCTCGAAAAATCAGCGTATGAAGTGTGCGATTTTGGAATCGGTTGATTTGCTGAAGAATGGTAAGTTTGAACAGATAAAGAAAAAAATTGATTCGGCATTGAAGGCTGGTAGTGATAAGGACATAGGACACGTCTTCAAACTTCACGTTGAAGAGAGATATAGTGAAGGTGCAAGAACTTGTGTTGCCACAAACTGGGGCGTAATAAACGATATAATGACGGGAGGTTTGGCGGGTGGAGAATTAGGCGTTTTGGTCGCTCCTGCCGGTGGTGGTAAGAGTTGGGGTCTAATCAATCTTGCTGCAAATGCCGTAAAACAGGGAAAAACCGTTATTTACTATACTCTTGAATTGAATGCTTATTATGTTGGTAGACGTATTGATGCGTATCTCACAAAGATACCATTTCAGAATCTCGGAGAAGAACATTCTCGCGAGAGAATCCAAGAAGTGATGGAAGGACTGGAAGGTAATCTCATTATCAAGTATTACCCAACACGAACCGCATCAATAACGACTCTGACCTCTCATATTCAAAAATGTATAGATCAGGGACAAAAACCAGATATGATTGTTCTTGATTATGCCGATCTTATCCGTCCTGCAAAAGCTAGTGATAAAAGATTGGAACTAAATGACATCTATGAAGACCTACGTGGTGTTGCTGGTGAGTATGATATTCCAATTTGGACTGCATCTCAATCTTCACGCTCATCCACCGACGACGAAGTAATTGAAGGAAACAAGGTATCTGAATCTTACAATAAAATTATGATTGCGGATTTTGTTATGTCCCTCTCTCGTAAGTTGAATGATAAGATTGGTGGAACAGGACGATGGCACATTATCAAGAACCGATTCGGCCCTGATGGTATGACATTCCCAAGTAAGATAAATACAATGACGGGACATATTGAAATCTTTGAACCTAACTCTGACATCGGTAAATCTGTTTCACAATCTATGACCGGTGAAGGTATGGTAAAGAAAGCTCTTTCACAGAAGTTCAAAGAATTGGAAGGTTTCTAACTATTTATCTATGATAGATATAAATTTTAACTTGGAGTAATGTATGAAATTAAAAGAAATCGCCAATCAAATTTTCAAAGAAAAACGTAATACTAGTAAAATTGTATATGAACATCTTCTTCAATTAAATTGTTTTTCTGAGACGATCGACGAAGATTCTTCCATAGAAAAACGAAAAGAAGTTTTGTCAGCAATATCTAAAGGAAAATGGGAGAAGCCACAAAATCCACAAAGTTTTCTCGATTCATTGATGAAGTCGAAACATTTAGCTATGCTGACTCCATACTCGATTAGTGAGTTATCAAGTATGAAACTTTTTAAGTTAGATGGGTATAATATTGGTTATGCCTTGAAAAAGAAGGATGGTAAATATTCCGAGATTGTTGCTGTTCACAACAATGAACCAGATGTAAAACAAATCGGCAAAGAACTTGTATTGTCTGCTGTTAAAAATGGTGGATGCTATCTAGATCACTTTGATGGGATGTTATCTAATCTGTATTCTAGTATTGGGTTTGAAGAATATAGTAGAGATGAATTTGACCCACAGTATGATACTGGTGG